CGCGCGCGGGCGGCGCGGGGGGCCCCGCCGCGGGGGGGCGCTCGGCTCTCAGGCCGTGCCGGCGGTCACATCGGGCCCCCGCCCCTGAGGGAGCGCTCCCAGTAGGCACCGTCGAGCTCCTCGCGGCGGTTCACGCGGCGGAACATCTCGTCGAGGTCCTGGGCCAGCGAGCGGCCGCTGAGCCAGGCGCTGGCGGCCCGCACCTCGATCAGGGGCGCGGTCCAGGGGTCGAGGTCGAAGGCCCGCTGGTCGGTCATCTCGATCGCCAGGGCGGCCTCGTAGACGTCCTTGCGGCTTTCCGTCTGGTTGATTGTGTTCTGGCTCACTTTAGCCTCCCGCTGGTTGGCGGAGGTCTTGGTCGGCTGGGCGGTTGCTATTGCGTTCATGGCTTCACTGTATGCACGCATACGCCCCCGCAGCAAGCCGCTGCGGGGGCGCCAGGGGGCGGCGGGGGGTGATGGGGGCGGGCCCGTCCGAGCAGGCCGCTCTCCTGGAGCACCTCTCGGGCCCTTCCGGGGGTCCGCCCGTCCACGTGCAGACCTCCACCATCGAGGCGCTCGACGGTCAGCATGAGGTAGGGGCCAGCAACGCCGGAGACGTACTGAACCAGCCTGTTTCCCTGCTTCACCACCCGCACGCCCCCGGCGGTCAGGGCCTGACGGGCGGCAATAAGCTCGGGGTGTAGCTCAGACATTCTTACCAGCCTCCAGCGCCTCGATCGCCCGGTCAAGGTACTGGCGGGCCTTGCGCAGGTCCTCCAGACGCTTCCCCGCGCCGCCCTTGCGGCCCTGCCTCAGAAGGTACTTTCCGCAGTTCCACAGGTGGGGGTTCGAGGGGAAGGCGGCGTCCAGGACGTCCCAGGCCTCGACGTTTCCAGCGTCCGACAGGCCGAGGGCAGCCAGAGAGGTGCCAAGCCAGGTGTAGTGACTGGGGGAGTGGACAGCCTCCACCTCATCGAGAGAGTAGGTCAGGCCACCATCGTGGGCCTCCTCAGCCTCGAGAGCCAGGTCGGCTACCGCGACATGCGCTCCGCTCATCGGACCTCACCGTCCCACTGGTCACGGCGACTACGGTGGGATTCGTCCCCGTACATGCGGCGGAGACGGGCCTCGCAGGCGACGATGGGGAGGGCGATGGCCAGGGCGGCCACGACCAGGGCGATAGTGATCACTTCGTATGGACTCATGTTCTGTTCTCCTTCTGGTGTGGTGGTTTGTCAGGCTTCGGTCTGAGTCGATTCGCCGCCCGGTCGCTTCCTCTCCCAGACTCCCAGCAGCCGGTCGATCGTCTGGCGGGTCATCCCCGAGATGTCGCTCAGGACACTCTTCGAGATCCCGGCGGAGTAGGCGCGGGTTACCTCCTCCTGGAGAGCTGCCCGGGCCAGCTTCGCTTGACGGCGAGCCTTCCTGTCCTCGCGGGCTGCGGCCTCGAGAGGCGTCTCAGAGGAGCGGTCCTCGGGCTCGAGCCCCTCGGTCTGGGGGGCGGGAAGCCGCTTCATGAGCTCCTCAGCGCGGGCCTGCGTCTCTTCCAGAGCGCTGCTCTGCTGGACGCACAGAGAGACGAGGGTGCGGACGTCCTTAACGAGTGCCCGCTCGGCGTCGATCCCGTAACCGGATCGGTAGCCCCTACCATCCTCCCACAGTCCGAGCTGCTTCGGGATGTCAACAAGATCATTCATAGATGCCATGGGTTCCCCTATACGTGATTCCGGGCCGAGCGCCCGCCGATGTTGGAGCGGGCACGATGTAGCCGCCTAAGCCGGTCAGTTGGCCTACCGGGACCAGTTTCTTTTTAGGCAGCTCGGCTATCTGAGTTTCCACAAGACGCCTTTCTTGGAGTATGGGTAGGTGTATTTGGAGTCTATAGACCACCACTCCAGGTGTTGTGCGCGATACTCTTGACGCTTTTCGCGGATATAGCGTAAAACCGTGCGCATATCGGCGATGTTTCCTTCAAGGACTGCAGACCTACCAGCCACGCCGCACCAAACGTCTACTCCAAAGTTGAGACGCACTATCTTGATCCGAAGCCCCTCATACTGCAGTATCACAACTGGCACAGACTGGGCCGGGGTGGGGTGGTTAAACTTCCTACGTATACTGAACCCGGACTTTCGGGCCAATACCGCTAGCCCTACCCCAGCCTTATAGCTAATTCTAAGGTGCCGTGAAATCAGGGCCCCGGAAATCTGGGGAATGATGTTCCACATATCGATCTCCTCTCTAGCTCTCGAGATAGCGGGTCGCCCAGGCCAGTGCCAGGCCGATGACCTGAACCGCCTCGTCGGCCAGGTCGGAGTTGTGCCCGGTCGAGTCCGTGTTGTCGTAGGTTAGGCAGGCCGCGACCTCGCCGACCTCCTCCATCAGGGCGAACAGGCGCGAGGCGTCTGTGTGCCCGTCGCACTCGAGGGTCATGCCCGGATGCTTCTCAGCCGCTCGGCGGTACTCTGCGAGCGCCAGCGCAAGGGGGTCCGCGTCCTTGGGGAGGAACCGGGAGGCGTAGGCCGCCGTCATCGCCAGGGCCCGAATGCCGGACTCAGGGCGGAGCACCGCGGCGTCGGCCATGCGGGCCGCCTCCTTAGCCATGCCGGCGACCGCACGCTCAGCGCTCTCCAGATTCACGGCCTGGAGGATGGTGGGGACGTCCTCCAGCAAGCCCAGCCACACTCGTAGCATCCCCGCCTCGGTTGAGCTCTCCCCCCCCCCCCCCCCCCCCCCCCCCCGCCGGGGCCGCCGGCCGCTATCGCCGCAGGCATCGCCGCCCGCCTCACAAAAAACGGAGTCACCCCCTCTCTCCAGGGCGTCGATACGGGCGAGGGCCCGCTTCAACTCGTGCTCCAGGTAGTCGGCCCGGGCCTCCCAGTAGCCGGCTTCCTCGTACGTCTCTGCTCTCATCTCTGCTCCTAACGCAGTATCGGGTGGACGTATGAAAGCATACGTCCACCCGATGCCAGGTGCAAGCCGTCAGAGGCCGAATCTGCGTCCCGGAAGTGTGATCCCGCCCATACCGCTGACTGCGGATAGTCCGGACTGCACGCTGCGGCGGATCGTCCCCCGAGGCACGAAGATGGACGCCTCGCCAGCATCACGCAGCCCGAGGAGCCCCATCGACAACGAGTCGACCATGTCGTCGTGCTTTCCTGAGGGGAACGCCCGCATCTCGGAGATCAGCTCGTTCACCCACCCGTTGCCGGGGTCCGAGGGGTGAGGCAGGTAGACGTTGCCGGACTCAATCTCCGGAGTCACCGCCCGGGCCCGGACCTCCTTCGAGGACCTGGGCTTGATCGGCTTGATGCCTGCAACCTTCTTGCGCAACACATCGATCGCAGCCGTACCGTTCGCCGCGTCCTCTACGAGGCGCTGGTGGACGAAGGACCCGCCCGGGCTGGCCTTGTCGTCAAGGTCACCGGCGTTGCACCAGCGCAGCATCTTCTCCAGGGTCTGAGTGAACGACCACTGCCCCCGCTGCTGGGCCACGAGGAAACGGTCGGCGCCCTGGCGGCACCATCGCTGACCAACTGCGTAGTCGGACGTCGAGGAGCCCTTGAACGTGAGGTCCCACGAGTCCAACCACTGTCCGCGCTCCAGCCTCTCCCGCGGTAGGAGGATGACTGAGGGGTCGCCTTCCTTGACCTTGGAGGGGTCGGTGGTCCAGAAGCGCAGCCAGCCCAGGTTGAAGATGGAGCCATCCGCTGGCGTTGGATGCTGCTGGTAGAGCGCCTCCCACATGTAGGAGCCGACGGACCGCTTCAGCCCGTCCCAGCGCTCGAGGGCCTCCTCACGCGTCTCGCTCACGAGGGGGCTGTACAGAGGGTCCCCCCCCCCCCCCGCCCCCCCGCGCGGGGGCGCCCCCCGCCCGCGCGGGGCGCGCGGGCCGCACGCCCCCCGGCTCGCGGCCGAGGGGGTCGTTCTCCTCGGCCAGGGCCGGGAAGATGACGTTCTCCCACTTGTCGGCGTCGGGGTTCATGGCGGGGTTCAGCAGACGCCCGATGAAGTCGTCCTCGTGCCAGCGCGTGGCGATAGCGATGCACAGGAACGGCGGCTCCAGACGCGTGACCGCGTTGGCCTGCCACCAGTCCCAGATCGCCTCGCGCTTGGACTCACTGTGCGCGTCAGCGAAGTCCTTGACCACGTCGTCCATGAGCATGACCTTGAAGCCCAGACCGGTGATCGACTGGCCAGGAGCCGAGCGGGAGACGATGCCACCGCCTCGGGTCGTCTGCCACTCGCTCACCGCTCCAGCGTCACCTGCGATCTTGATGCCCCAGCGCTCCCCGTCCTCCTCGACGAAGCGGCGGACCTGGCGGCCCCATGCCGTGGCGAGCTGGGGCGAGTGGGAGATCAGACCGATCTTCCAGTCCGGGTGCTGACGCAACAGCCAGATCGGCAGGTTGATCGAGGTCAGCGTGGACTTACCCATACGTGGAGGCATGGAGATCGTCATGTACCGGTTCTCGCCGCGCTCCACGGCCCGTACCGCCTCGGTCAGTCGGTCGGAGAGGTACTGGATGTGCGGACGCCCGGCGTAGGCCGCGTCCAGCTGCTGGGCGCTTTCGAGGGGGCTGCTCGCCTGCAGATAGGTCGGGTCGTGCGGGTACGGGGCCCCGAGATGAGGCTTCCCGTCGCACGAGGGGCGGTCACACTTCGGTTGCTTGTCGAGCCAGCTCTGACGCTCGACGAGTGCGGCCAGCTCCTCCTCAAGCTGCTCCGGGGACATCTCCCACGGCTCGAGCTTCCGCTTACCTCGGGGCATAGGTATCTCCTATCGTCTGGGTCTATTGATCGGTATAGACAAAGAGTAACCCCCCCCCCCCCCCCCCCCCCCCCCCCCCCCGCCCCCCCCCCCCCCCGCACGCCCCACTCGACATCTCTCGATGACTTCAACCTCCGCGGGCCCCACTTCAATGAGACCCTGCTCACGTTTCCTCCTCTCAACCTCCGCCACGAGCTGCTCGATCCGAGCCGTGGTGGCCGATGCGGTCATGTCTGCCAGGTTCGAGGAGATCTCGACCTGGACCTTGGCTGAGTCTGCCCCAGCACCTGCGGCCTCCCGCTCGATGCGGGCCGCCACGTCCATCATCTGGACGATGCCGTTGGCGCTCATCCGGGAGATCCGGCTCTCGTCTAGGGAGTCGAGCCACATCTCAGCCTTCTCCAGCGCCTTTCGTCCGAGAGCCCGGTGCCGCTGACCCATCGCGATCCGGTAGCGGACGAGCTCGTTCGCTTCCTTGTCGGCGAGGTGCCGGTCCCAGGCCTCGACCCGCTCGCGCCACGACCACCTGGGGGAATAGTTTTGCCCGTTCGGGCAGGCGGTGACTCGCCGGTTCTCCATGTCCCGGTACTGCTTGAACGACGCATAGGCCGCGTCGCTCTCCCCTTCCTGCTGGTTCCAGATGTTCCTGGTGTAGTCGAGGGGGGCCGGCTTCCTCTTGGCGGGGCTCTTCGAGGTAGTCATGCCTCGCCCCCCAGGAGCAGGTCCTCCAGCGTGCGGCGGGGGCTGAGGGCCTGAGTCACGAGGGCACGAGCCAGGTCCTGGCTGAACTCCTCAGCGAACTCCGCGCCCCACCCCTGCTCGTCACGCATCGAGTTGCGGACAGTGGCGCAGGCGCCGGTGATAGCGAGAATCCCCTCACTCATGTCCAGCATCTTGGCGACGGCAGCGATGGCGTCGAAGCCCTCCCCGTCTTCCGGCGGGTCGTACTGGTCACTTACTGTTAGCATCTAGGACCTCTTTCCTCGAGCGCTGATCAGCCATGATCCGGTAGATGCGGGCCACGACCTTTGCGTGCCAGCAGGT